GTAGTGACGGTCGAGTCACGTCACGGTGACGCACCAGAGACAGAGACAGAGACAGAGACAGATAAGAAAGATTGCGCCGCTCCCGCGCCGCAGACCAAATCGGTTGCCAAGGATCGAAGGCGAGCAACGCAATTCCCGGATGACCTGAAACCGGATCGGGATTCCCAGAGATCGGCCAACCTTTCGGAAGCCGAGGGAGCGCGCGAGTTCGATAAATTCAGAAACCATGCACATTCAAAGGGCCGAACGGCGGTTGATTGGCGCGCTGCGGAACGCAACTGGTACCTCAAGGCCGCCGAATTTCTTGGGCGAAAGCCGCCGCCAACCACACAGCCATCGGAAGTCGATTGGCAAGCCGCAATGGCGAGTTATCGAAAGTTTGGAACGTGGGCAACGCGGTTTCTCGGGCCTGAACCAGGCTCAGCGGGGTGTCGTGTCCCGCCCGAATTTCTAAACCCACCGAAATCGGAGGCTGCATGAAAATCTCTCAACGCGCTGTTCAAATCGTGCGTACCGGGAGAAAGCGTAAGCCTGGCAAGCGTCATCCGAATGGGGATCTGGCGAACGAGCGGACAACCGAGCAGGAAATGAAAGAGGCTCGGATTCTGGCGTTTAAGCAGCCTCATCGCCAGTCCGTTCCTGAGGAAAAGCGCACTGACCCTGAATGCGAATGGCCATTGGGCCGGGCGTTCCTTCGCGGAGAGATCACAGCGATGCAGCTACAGGCCGCCAAGAACTACGGCAGGGACGTGCAACGCTATCGGGCGATCTTGTTGCCTGAGGCACCGAACCCGAGTCCAGCGTCAATTGCGGGCTACATGCAGCCTGGTAACGGAGGATCACACACCGCAGACGAGGAAAAGATTCAGGAACGCTATGACGCGGTGTTCGAGTCGTTGGAGCAAGCTGTTGGTCCGCGCGGGTGTCGTGCTGTTGCGCGCGTTGCAGTGTTCAACGAAGGTTGTCCACAAGGCGCGGAGAAACTGCTAAAGCTGGGGTTAAATGCGCTTGTTGATTTCTACGGGTTGACAAACGCGCGCAAATCACGGCAATTCCCGAAATAGATTATGGGCCTTCATGGAAATTCCGTGAGGGCCTTTTTGATTCAACCTTGCGCTATGTGTGCAAGACAGCCCGCCGGGAGAAATCCTTGGCGGGGTTTTCGTTTCAAGAATCCAGACACCCTGTTGAAAGACGACAGGCTCACCCCCTCATAAAGCGCACACCTAGTCGCGCAGGCCGACTGTCACAGCAGGGTGTCTGGACTACTTTACATCGTCGGGCTTGAGTTTAAGCCTGACCATGAGCCGCAGGAGCATGGCGACGGATTCCGGCACGGGGTATTCGCCCAGCGCCCAGCCCTGTGAGGTTCGCTTACTAACGCCGAGCCAAAGCCCGGCTCTCTCTTGCGAGAGGCCGAGCGAGTCAATCGCGGCTTTGAATTGGTTGGGGGTCATGCGCAACCCGCCTTTGTCCATCGTTCACCGGCATTGAAGCGGTCGCGAAGGGCAATCAATCTTTCTGCGCCATAGTAAGAGAGCGCGGCTTCATTGGTAACGGCCCCGAATTGAAGGGCCTCACGGTCGAAGGAAAAGAAACCAGCCATTAGTTGGGGGAAGATAGCGACAAGGCCATCAGCCGGGGCAACTTCAAATACGCCGGGGGCTATTAATTGTCGCCCAGTAGCGCGACCAGCAATCTTGTGGCCTTTGGCGCGATCTGTGCGGGCAATGAACTTTCCGCCCTCGTACCACTCGCCGTTTGCGCCAGTCTCGCCGCCGATCTTTGCTCTAAGCTGGGACATTTGCTTGCTCCGTTGTTGGTAAGAGCAACATACGCGAAATTTGCGTATACGCAAGTCCTGCGTAATCACGAAATGTTACAAGGCAAAGCCTATTCATGCCCAGCAATGTCAAAAGGACATGCGAGGCAAACCAGTGGCCCACGGACCTATTAAAGTTCGCAGTTGATAGCGCCTTAGCGTTTCAAGACGCACTGAGCGATCAATCTGGCAAAGAGCCGACAATCGACCGAGCAACATTAGAGCAGATCACGCTGAACACCTGGCTGGAGGCGTGTGTCCCGGCTGGGAATGCGTAACCCCCTAAGGCAGGCAAGTGTCTAAAACCCCTACTCAAATCCGATCTTTGGCGCGCTCACATACCGAAACGGCGGTGAACGTTCTGGTCGGCATTATGAACGCAACATCAGCTGCAGATGCCGCGCGTGTATCGGCAGCTAATTCATTGCTTGATCGTGGTTGGGGCAAGGCAGCGCAGCCTCTTACGGGCGGCGACGAGGAAGACAACCCAATTCAAATGGTGACGAGAATCGAGATCGTCGCGCCCAATGACGACGCAAAGGATTGAACTGCCGCCGAAGCTCGTTCCGGTGTTTGCCGGCGAGGCCATGTATCGGGGAGCGTATGGCGGGCGAGGATCAGCGAAAACGCGATCATTCGCCAAGATGGCTGCGGTCTGGGGATACAAATTCGCACAGGCTAATGAACCGGGCGTCATAGTCTGCGGCCGAGAGTTCATGAACTCGCTGGAGGAAAGCTCCTTTGCTGAGGTCAAGGCCGCGATTGTCTCCGATCCATGGCTTGCAAGCGTTTACGAAGTTGGCGAGAAATACATCAGGACCAAGGACCGGCGTATTGATTTCGCCTTCATTGGGCTGAGACACAATCTCGAAAGCATCAAATCAAAGTCCCGGATTCGGCTGTTATGGGTTGACGAGGCCGAGCCGGTATCTGAAGGGGCGTGGGCCAAGGCGATCCCGACCGTTCGCGAGGATGGTTCGGAGATCTGGGTTACCTGGAATCCCGAGCGCAAGAAAAGCGCAACGCATAAGAGGTTCAGGGCAGACCCGCCCAAAGATTCAAAGATCATCGAGCTGAACTGGCGCGATAATCCCTGGTTCCCAAAGACGCTGGAAAAGACCCGGCTTGAGGATCAGGAAAAGCGGCCCGATCAATACGAGCATGTTTGGGGCGGCGACTTCGTAACCGTTGTTGATGGCGCCTATTTCGCCAAGTTCCTGTCGGACGCAAGGCAGAAGGGCCGCATCAGCAACGTCTCGCACGATCCGCTGATGACGATACGGGCGTTCTGGGACATTGGCGGGACGGGCCTCAAGGCAGACGCCACGGCGATCTGGATTGCTCAGTTCATCGGCAAAGAGATTCGGGTGCTGGATTATTACGAGGCTGTGGGCCAGCCGCTCGCAACGCACGTTCAATGGTTGCGTGAGCGGGGCTGGGCCAAGGCGCTGTGCGTCCTGCCTCATGACGGCGCGAACCACGAGAAGACGATTTCAGTCTCATACGAGACATCGCTGCAGGCGGCGGGGTTTGAAACAACTGTGATCCCAAATCAGGGACGCGGCGCTGCGAAGATGCGGATTGAGGCGGCTCGAAGAATATTCCCGAGCTGCTGGTTCAACGCCGCAACCACGGAAGCCGGGCGCGATGCGCTAGGCTGGTATCACGAGAAGAAATCCGACGATGACCGCGAGGTTGGGCTTGGCCCGCTTCATGACTGGTCAAGCAATGGCGCGGACGCCTTCGGGCTGATGGCGATTGCGTATGAAGATCCAGGCAAGACCGCCGACTTCAACAGAAACATCAATTATCCGTCCTTGGGGGTCGTTTGAATGGATCAACACCTTCATTTCGGACAGCTCAAATGGGTTTGTGCTTGGGGTGAGTTCAATATCCCCGAAGATGTTCCGGTTCGCTCCTTTCGCAAGGACGGATGGTTTGACCGCCGACGCAAGGTGACGCGCGAGCTGCGTGCCTATTTCTCCGCAATGAGTGACCGTCTTCGAGACGGGGAACCCATCCTTGGATGGGCTGACTGGCAAAAGGCGACGATCAATTAAATGCCTAAAATCTCCGAAACATCGCTGAAAGCCATACTGGCTGCGGAGAAGGCGGACGCTTTAGCTGCGGATTCGTCGTCAAAGCTCTCGAAAGAGCGCGCCGATGCAATGGATTACTACATGGGCGATGTCACGGCTGACATCCCCGACGTTGTAGGAAAGTCCAGGGCGGTGTCGTCCGATGTGGCGGACACCGTTGAGGGCCTGATGCCCGCGCTCATGGAGATATTCTGCGGCGGCGAAGAGGTGGTTAAGTTCTCCCCGCAAGGCCCGGAAGACGAGAAGGCGGCCGAGCAGGAAACCGATTTCGTCAACCACATCTTCATGCAGAAGAACCCCGGCTTTCTCATCCTGTATTCTTTTATTAAAGACGCGCTTCTGTCCAAGAACGGGTTTGTAAAGGTCTGGACCGAGGAAGAGGAAAAGGAAGA